CCCAGCCCTCACCACGTTTGCGGGCATAAGTGCCGAAATTGGTTGTGCTTATCTGTGTGGCAGGCATTCCAAGCATAGACACCTGTGCAGCCTCTGCGGCAGGCGATTTGGCATAGCTGGCTTTATTGAGTGCAGAACCTGCACCGCCTCTGAATTGCTCCGCTTCGCTGATTACCGAGCACAGCTTCGTATTTGTTCTGTCCATAACACCTGCCCCCAGCCACGATGTACCGCCAGCAGGAATGCGCACGCTCACGCCGTTACCGATTGGCTTGTCAAATGTAATGGCCTTTACCAGCGTGCCGCCCTCTGTGAAGATGTTAGCGATAAAGCTGTTCCAGCACCACATACACTGCCCCTGTGTTCCGTCGAGGGCTGCGGGACTTCCGTCTGCGTACTTTGTGCTGTCCGTCGGGTCGAGCTTACGCTTTTTACGGTCGTCTGTTACAAGGTAACGGCCAAGACCGAGTTTTGCAGGCAATTCACATAATGCCTGAAGGCTTCCGTAGTAGCCTGCTGCGGTGGGGGTAGAATTGGCAGTGTTCCAATATCTCCCAGCAATAGGGTTTGCCGCTTGCTCTACTGCGGTGGCCAGCTCCATACGGTGCGTTTCGCCCGTTTCGTCCATGACTTCGATGCGCATATCTTTTAATGCACCTTTGGCTTCGGCAAGGTCGTTAATACGCTTGCCGTTCTGGAATGCCGCCAATACGGCGAGCAGTCCCTTTTCTTGTTCTGATGTCAATGCCATAAATATATAAATGATTAAGTTAAACGTATATTACCCGAATTATCCAGCCGTAGGCTATCGCCCGAAAGCCTGATGCGTGGCGGCACTACGGCAATGGTCAGCGTTTTGTAATGCTGTGTTCCCTGTGTCGGTATTACCTGCACCCGACCGCTACCTGTCGAACGTGCCATGATGCGCCCGTCTGGTTCAACTTCCACAATATCGCCCCTTGTCTGATAGACTACATTTTGCGCAACTCTGTCGGGCTTTACCTGTGGGCGAATATATTGCGGTGTATCATTGCCCAGCGTGATATATTCGGGGGCTTCCACTTTAAGACCTGTCGGCACACCCTGAACAACGGCTTTTGCACGTTCTGCCACTTGCTCCATAGTTGTGCGCATAGCTTCCAGATGTTCGGCAGACGTTGCAGCTTGTTGCCCAGCTTCCGTTGCATAATCTGCGGCAGTGGCCGCCCTCTGTTCTGTCTGCTTTGTTTTGTTGGTTGCTTCTTCTGCTGCTGCGACTGTCCGTTTGACTACGGCTGTCATTTCAGAGGCGGCGATTGCTGCCACTTGTGCCGATTGCGTTGCACTGTCTGCCGCTTTTGCCGAAGCGTTTGCGGTGTCGGCTGCTTGTGCCGCCTCTGTTGCCGCTCTGCTGGCTTTTTCCGCCATACCATTTGCAGCACTGGCGGCTGCGGTGGCACTCTGTGCGGCAGATGTTGCAGCCTGTGCAGCTTCCACGGCAGGGCGTTGCAGTTCCTGTATGTTTGCCTCGGTAAAGTCGTCCCATGTAAACCTATCGCCACGGGTGTAGGCAGCCACGCAGTCGCTTTCTATAACTCCCTCGGTGTCGCCTATGCCGTTCCACAAAAACAGGCGCAGGCGTTCGGGGTAATAAACATTCTGCACGCCGTCTGGAAATATGGCATTATTCAGCTGCAAATGCAGTTCGTGTTTCAGTTCGCCCTCTCCGAGTCCGTGGTCTTTGAATATGACCAGAACAGCGTCGCCGTCGGGCACACAGTTTATATATTCGCCATTCTTCCTACTGGCTGTTACTGTGTGATTACCTACCCAGTAGTGCAGTTCAAAGTCCGTTTCAGGAAGTTTTACGAATGTTCCCGAAGCGTCGCGGAAGCGTTCCCTGACGACAAAGTCGCTTTTATAATTTATGTGCCTTGTTTCCATTATGTAAATCTTATATATCCCGCACTGTCCAGCCGTATGCTATCGCCTGCAAGCCTGATGCGCGGCGGCACTACGGCAATGGTCAGCGTCTTATATACGCTTGTGTTGGCAGTGGCAATGACCTGCACAGTGCCTGCGCCCTCCTTTAATGGTACTATATGCCCGTCGGGGGTAAGCGAAACGATGCTATTATCGCCGATAAACAGCAGAGAGCCAAAGCCGAATGCAGGCAGTGCGCGTGCCTCAATTTTCGGGCGTGCCGTGTTTCCAAGCGTAATACTGTCGGGGCAGTATGATATTTCCAATTTCGTAGGCTGCTGAACATTCTGCGAACTAAGCAGATTAACCAGATTTTCAACCATTGCACGGGTGGCATTACTCTTTTGTGTTTCTGCCGTTGCGGCTTTGGTGGCAGCGTCCACGCCTGCCAGTCGCTTGTCTACGTCTGCCGTTATCTCTGCGACGTTGGTGTCAAGAAACAACGCCAGTGCATTTCGCACACTGCCGCAGCACTCTATAAGGTCTACGAACAGACTGCCCACCATTTCTGCCGTTACGCTTTTCGTTATCACAGCGTCGCGTATGGTTTCAGCCCTTTTTCTAAGCTCTGCGGTTTCTATTGCCGCAACTCTGTTTTCTGTCAAATTCATTATGCAAACACGTCGTTAAATTGATTAGTAAACAACCGTACAAGGGTCTGGCCGCTTTCTGATACGACCGCCTCGCCGTTAGCTATCTGCTTCTGCACCTGTTTTATCTTGTCCACCACAACGCCGTCAGTAGTGGCCACAGCTACGCCCATAGTGCCGTTTGCCGCGCTGCGTATGCTATCGATAGACCATACCACTGAACCGCTGATAAGTTCCGTGCGCCAGTCGCGCCCGAATGGTGGCAGTATGATGTCGCGCAGGCGGCTGCCCGTTGCTTTCAACAGGTCGGCCGTGTCCTGCTGGCTTATATCCGTGGCAGGTACGATGCCACGCAACTGATATGCTTTCTGTATCTTTGCGTCTACGGTGTCCTCAAGCTCCCATTCGAGCACCTGCCCATCGTGCAGCCTGTCGGTTATGCAGATATTGTTACGCTCTGCCAGCGCGAAGATGCCAGTCGCGCCACCGAGCACCTGCACGGCTATGTCTATTAGGCTTTGCCTGTCTTTTACAATTACCTGCATAATGTGCTATTTTATATTTATCACGCCGTCAGCGTCTACCTGTATAGTATGCACGTCTACGCCCACGGCTTTAATCATTTTCTTTGTTTCTGTCGGCCAGAACACGTCCCGCGTGCCACCGATATGCTGGCGTACCTCTGCGCCTATGAGCGGCAATTCCTTGAACTCCCCACGGGCAGCCATTAGCACGCATTCAATGACTTGCCCCTCGCAGTTATCGACGGCAGCCTTTTTGTGCTCCACGAGCAGATCGCCCGTCTTGTTATCTGTCAGTAGTCCTTTCATTGCTTTACCTTTTCATTTTCATAGTCGCCACGCTTTGACAGCTGCAAGGATTTGCCAGCCCACGAGTTTACGCCAGCTTTCAGTGCGCTGCCGCCGTCCTGTGGAACTGGTGTCCAGCCAGTCAGTGCCTTTTTCAAAGCATTTATATCTTTCTCTATAATGTTCAGGCGTGTGGTAACGTCTTCAACCTTGACCAGTCCGCCCAGTTCGCCACCATTCATAACGATGCCGTCGCTGTTCAGCTCTACGCTGATGCTGTCCGCCATATTGATGCGCACACCCTGCTCGTCCAGAACCGCCCGCGCTGTGTCCTCACTGATAACCACCTCGACGCTTTCCACGTCGTCAGTCAGCAGAACTGCGCCCGCCATACCGTCAGACAGGAAGCCTACGACGACAAAGCTGCCTACGCGCGGAAATTGCACCACGCCGAATTTTGCCTGCTGGTTTGCCTGTAAGTTCACGCCCAGAATAGGTGCGTCTTCATTCAGCGGGTCGCAGTCGCAAGTGCGTGCCGTCTTATCCACGGCCGTAACCGTACAGGCGACACTGCCGACGGGTGCTGCACCCTGCTGCACTATTCTTCGTATTATTTCCTGCGTGTTCATTCTGCCACCCTTTGCCCTAATGTTATGTCCTGACGATAGCCGCCAGTGCTGTATTTAATCACGTTCTTTTTTATCTGATAGACACCCATAGGCGTGCCGTCTATCTTGATACCTACCGCGTCGAGCTTATCTGCGAGTTTGTAGCCGAATGTGGTTAGGTTTCCTTTCAAGCCGTCGCGCTTTAAGCGTTTCACTTCCTGCTCCGCCCACGCCTTTAACTCACTTTCTTTTTTATTGTATGTGTGTATGGTGCGGCGTTCGCCGTCAGCGTCGCCGACTTCAACCTTTATTTTCTTATTGTTCGGCATAAGGCTGACCGCCTTAATGCACAGGCGCATACTGTCTGCCTTTTGTTGTTCGAGGCTGTCGTCGCTAATGATATTTATGCCTGTGGCGAAAACCTGCGAAATGGTTGCCGATGTTTCAAACAGAACGCCTGCATATAAAACAGACTTCCCGTCTTCGTACTTGAAAAAAGACCTGATGCCGTTTTGTTGCAACTTGCCCAGCATACTGGCCACCGTGTCGGAAGTTACGCGGTACTGTCCGAGGTGCTGTTCGCCCATTACCTTGATTGTGCACCCGATGTTCTGGTCTTTCAGCAGCTGTTCCAGTGTTGCGTTCTTGTATGCCTTTTTCTGTGCAGGTAGCTGTTTAAGTTTGTACATTTCGTCTTCACAGTCCACGACAATAGGCGTTTTGAAGCCCACTTCCCTGACGTAGCCGACAAAGGCCAGTTCTAAGTTATCGTCGTAGCCCAGCCACACTTTAACACCGTTGCCCCGCTGCAATGGTACGCGGCTTTCGCCGTCCCACTTCAACTTTTTAGGCAGCGTGATTTTGCAGGTATCTGTCAGCTTTTCTGTGTCGCGGGTTATCTCTACTTCCGTAACATAGTCAAGCTGCCATTTTTTCGCGCCTGTAAATTCTATTTTTGCACAAAGTCTGTACATTGTTTAACTGCCTTTTGAATGGTTTTTAAATGCTATTTATAATCGGTACTGTACACGTTATAATCGCCGTCGCTTATCATTGAAATTTCAATAGGCTGGTAATTGCTTTCTGTCCTTTGGCTGGCAGAAAAGCTGCTAATTACTACCTTACTGATGTCGAACAGCTCCAAGAATGCGGAATGCACATAAATAGGCTCGTCCACGTCGAAAAAGTCGTGCAGCTGCGTTATACCCTCCGACGGGTATTTATCGACAATAAGGCCGTTTTCTACTGCCTGAACACCTACCAGCACGTTAATGGAATAGTCGCCGTCGCTGATGTATTCTTTCACGCTGCCAGCCATACCCACAAGGTTTGTTTTTATGATATTCTTGCTTTTGGCTATGGCTGCGATTGCGTCGTTCATTACCAGTTCTTCGCCGCTTTCCTTTCTGAACGTCAGCTCGCACAGGGCGTAACGGTCTGCCCACGCACTTTTGTCCGTGTAAGGGCTTGCGACGTTCTGCGCCTGAAAGGTTGCCCCGTCGCCGTTCCAGTCGGGCGATGCCGCAATTCTGGCAGGGGAGAACCTGTACAGTACGCCTTTCAACTGCTGTGCCGCGCTGGCGGCCACGAATTTGAAACTAACAGGTAACATTTCAGTCCGTTGCTAAATTAGTGTCATTCAACGCCGACAGCAGGGCTTCTGCTACTACGTCTTTAATACGTTCTGCACCCTCTTTCATATTTGCCGTATGTATTTCAATACGTTCTACCAGTCTGTCTACGTTAATGGTTATATTCTTTATCTTGCTTCCGCTTTCACTGCTGCTGTCGCCGCTTTTGTCGTGCTTCTTCGATTTGGTGTTTCCTGCCGTGCCGCCCGTTACGTCGGGAACTTTCGGCTGTTCCACAACAGGAACTACCGCAGAAGCCTGTGCCTTTGCCTCTTTCTTGCTGACGTTCTTTTTTTCGCCCGCCTTGATTTCGGCGTTATACGCTTCGCTGAATGCCTGCCCGACCTTTTTGCCAAAGTCGCTGTAAGTTCCTTTGAGCCTGTCCAGTGCCGCAGATATTCCGCCAGCGTCCAACTTGAAAGCTGCTTTAATCAGGTCGCCGATAGCTCCAAATGTCTGCTTTGCCATTAAACCGATGCCAGTAAACACCGTTTTGAACGCCGCCCATAAGCCTTTGAGTACCGCGCGGAATTTTACAGATGTATTCCAGAAATACACGCCCAGCGCGATAAGCGCAGCTATGGCAGCAGCCACCCAACCGATAATAGGGATATTCATAATCGCTATGCCAACGGCACGGCAAGCTGTTACAGCCGACAGCTTGAACGCAGAGAATGAAGCAGATGCAATACCCGCAAATGTTGCGGAAGCTCCGCCAGTGGTAACGAGTGAAAGCAGGAATGCGCCCAGTGCCTTGATGCCCTGCAATATCCCAACAGTACCAAACCGTAGCACGGCAAGCGTAGCGCGTGTAATGTTCAGCATAAAACCATTTGAAGCAAATTGCCCTGTTATTAGTTCACGGTTCATAAAAGCCATTTGCAGACGCGATGCGAAAACAAAACGCTGAATGCGCGACCACATACTTGCCCACTGCAAACCTTTGACAGATGCCATTACGCTTCCTACGCCCTGAATTAGCGGCATAAGCTGCGAAAGTGGTACAAGTGCAGAGGTTAGTGTACCTACCCAGATAGACAGGTCGCCTGTGGCTTGAAAGATAGATATTTTCATATCTTCAAAATGCTGCTGCACGCGTGCCTGACGTTCTGCGTAGCTGTCCATTACTACGGCTGCCTGTTCCTCTGCGCTTTTCGTGCCTGTTATCTGGTCTTGAAAAGCCTTTATTTGGTCGCTGCCCTGTACCAGTGCGCGGGCGGCGTTGGCATTCTCCATACCAAACAACTTGCTGAATAGTGCAGAGTCTTTCATTATAGGCTTCAGCATATCGAGGCGTTCTTTCAGCGTCAGACTTTTGTCGCCCAGTTTTAGCACGTTAATGCCTGCTGCTTCCAGAGCTTCGCGCGTGTCCTTTGGCAAGAACCGCCCCTGCCCCAATATGGCCAGCGTGTTGCGCAGAGCCACACCGCCCTCGCTGCCTTTCTTACCTGCCTTGTCCAGCACCTGTATGGCGGCGTTTGTTTCTTCAAAGCTGACATTAGCCGACTTTGCCGCCATACCGCACTGTTCGAGGGCTGCCTTAATGGCTGGAAGTTCCGCACTACCTGCCTGCCCAGCTGCCGCCATTACGTTCATCATATCGGCCATTTTACGGCTGGCTTCCAATGGGTCGTCCAATGAAACGCCGTACTGGTTCATAGCTGTGGTAAGAACTTCGGCGGCTGCCACGCCGTCATTGCCCATTAGCTTGCTGGTGGTCTGTATGGAGTTGCCCATAGCTTTGAGAGCTTCGGGGCATTTAGCCAGTTCGGGCGTGAGCTGCGACAAAAGCAGTTTGTAACCCTCCACCGCAACGCCTGCGTCCGTACCGAATGCCTGCGCACTCTCTCTGGCGTAGCCCTCTATTTCTTTCAGACCTTTACCCGTAACGCCAGCTACGGCAGAGAGGTCGTGCATTTGGCTGTCCAGCGTTATGCCTGCCGTTGAAAGTGATTGAATGGTCGAGTCGAATTTTGACATATAAGACGATGCAAGGTCGAACACGGCAAACTTTCCAGCCAATTTCGTAACGGTAGACATAGCTCCGTCGACAGACGCAGAAAATCTGCCTGTCGCACTGGTTATGTTGTTTATTTCAGCGGAATAATTACCGCCTACGTTAAAATTGTACTGAAAATTTTGCATATCCGACTTTTTTTACTTATACTTGCACCGTGTTAAATGCAACAGAATGGAAAGTGTTTTAATTTTTATAGGACAAGTGCTTACCGCATTCATATATATAGGGATGTTGTTATTACCTCTATATATATCATTGCTGCTTATTCGTGCCTTTGTTCACGATTTCTTTTCAAGAAACAAGCGCGCCAGTAAGTCTGCCTGATTTTTCAATCGTATTTCTTCAAGCCATAGAGCCTGCGCATACCACCAAGCGAAGTCTTCGTCGCTGCCTGCCGTTGGGTCAATGTGTAGGTTTGAGCGAATAAGGGCACAGGCTTTGACAAACCCGTCTTTATCCTCTTTCCCCTCCACATCAACCTCAAGCAGGTGCGACGTTATAAGTTTTTTACGCGACCCGTCGCACTGGTAAGCAACACATTAAGCTGCTGCAAGCAGGTAAGGAACAGCACGCTGTCCTGTCTAAGCGGTTCGCTTCCACCGAGCCAGCAGCCGTCGAAAAGCGTTTTACCGCTCTTAACTTCGTCTGTCTTCGACAACTTCGTAACGGCGGCCATAATGTCGATAGACGGGCGGCGGAAATATCCCTTGTGCAGGTCGTCGCCGTCCTCCACTTCGATACAGAAGACCTTACCGTGCTGCTTTTTCCACTGTTCTACGTTTTCAGCGGTAACACCGCCGTTAAACTCCTTGTATGCGTCTTTATCCATATTTATAAACTGTTTAATGGGTTATTAAATGCTGTTTAACTGTTTATTTTGCCCAGTCGATATTTGACAAAAGCAGGTCAAGTTCCACGGTCTTGCCCGTGTCGCCCTCTTTCCAGTTGCGCTTGTTGTTCTTGAACATACAGTTACGCAGCTTGTCGGTTTTCACGATGCCGCTGTCTGGCATATATGTTACATTGATATTGAAAGGTGCAATATCCTGCAAACGCCCGTTCACGCTCTGCGCCTGTATGGCTTCCACTTCCTCTTGATAAAGCGTGATTTTGGCGGTAGGCTTAATGCGCCCCTTACCATAGCCGACAGGGTAGCGACCTGCGCCGTACTTAACTTCGACCTCTTGGTCGTCGCTGTATTCTATCGCTACTATTCCAGTAACGGGCACGCCCGCGATAGTAGTAACGATGTCTGCCCAGTCATACAGTTTCCCGTTAATGAAAGGGACTCCGTTGTTTATTGCTTCCATTGCTATACTGTTTTAACGTAACCGATTTTCACTCTGATTTTACGCGCCACGGCCACAGCCACGTTTTTGATAACGATTTCTACCTCCGAGGTGCTGCCCACGTTCTGCTCAGGGTCGATTTCGGCAGAATAGCCGCTAAGTTCCCCTGCCTTTTCCATTTCCTCTAAGGCGATGTTTGCCGTGCTCTGCAAATGCTCCACGGTGTAGGGCTGCATTTTGCCTGTAACGGGGTCGATATAGACGTTGCCGCCCAGTTCTGGCGTTACATACACGCGAATGCCACGCACGGCCTTATCCATAGTGCGCACGTTCTCAATGGCGGCGTAGTCGCTTGTGGGCAAGTCCATATTATGGCTGTCGTTCCAGTAGCTGCCAGCGATGCCAACGTGGGTAATAAGGAAGCAATAGCGGCCAGTGTCCAGCTTCGCGAGCTCTGCCTTGTCGATGTCGCGCACAAGCACGCCGTCCGATAATGCAGGCTGACTGATGCCTGACGGGAATTTCTTAACCCACGCTATGCACTGATGCACGGCGGCAAGCGACATAGTGGCAAGCATTACGCCCACAGCCGACACGCTGGCACGCGTACTGTTGTCTGTATGGGCAAACAATGCCGCACCTGTTCCGCCACCGTCCTGCGCAATGCAGACGCTTACGCGGCTTTGTCCAGCCGCAAGGTTGGCGGGCAGCTTCTTATAGTCTGCCACTTTTGGCGCATAGACCACCGAAAGGGGGGCGTTTTCTTCGTCCAGACCGTCGGTCACCTTTTGAATGGCTACGATGTTCTGCGGGGTTAGGGCGGTCGTTCCGTCCCAAATACCAATCTGCCTAATTTCGCCCAGTGCATAGTGCTGCATGGTCTTGATTTCGGCAAACGTGTGCGTGTCTGGTTTCGCAAAGATGCCCAGATAAAGGGTAATGCCCTTGTTTACGCGGAAGATTTCAGAAAGCTGGTAATGCAGCACCCTGATAGACCACGCAGCCTTTGCGTCGGCTGTAATGCCCAGCTGCTCTGCCTTGTCAATGGTAGAAACGCCCTGCACGGGGGCTGTCTTAAAAGCCTCTGGCACTTCGGTAGACAACAGATAAGCGATAAGGCCGCTAACATGGTCTTTGCCTGCCACGCTTTTAGGAACGTTGCCGTTCTGTCTGTTAATGGTTAGACCTGTACTCATTTCTTTTTCGTTTAATGTAAATTGTAACTGTGGCCGCTGCACCGAGCATGACGGACAATAGCCCGCATACCAGATAGCTGTCCGTGGCGGGCTTTTGTCGTTTCTTTACCTGTAAGGTACTGGCCGTTTTGCTATGTTCGGCGGCTTTTGTCGCTGTGCTGACCTCTGCCGCCTGCGCCGTCTTCTGACGTTCCCGCGTGCAGTCCGTTGTTCTTACCTGTCTGCGCTGCCTAATGGCTGCTTTGACTGGCGGCAAGCCCGTGGCACTGTCGGCAGGCTGTGTGGTGTCAAAGATAACGGCTTGCATGTCGAAGCTGCTGGCCTGTTGCATTACGCGCTCAAGCTCTGCGTCCATACGGGCATATAGCAGGCTGTCGCGCTGCGTCTGCTGGCTGCTACTTAACGCAGTCGCTGTTGTCTGTTCCAGTGTCGCAGTTTTCGTACTTCTGCAACTGACGAGAAACAGGGCAATTATCAGCATAGCTGCAAGACGGTATTTTCTCAACCGCTTTTCTAAATTTATCCACATCACGGCGTAAACTGTTGATTTCTTTTTTCAGCGGTGTAACGATGCTTTCGACAAGAATGTCGTTTGCCTTGCGCACGTTGTCCAGCTCGCTGTTTTTAACGCCAGCGAGCTTGTTTTGTACCTCTGCACGCAGGCCGTCTATTTCTGCCTTATACTTCGCGGCTTGCAGTCGGCTGCCCACCCACGCGCCAATCGGCGCACTAAGGGCGGCAGCGACAGAAGACACGATAAGCGTCGTTACTTCGCTGTCCATTCATTTTTACTGTTTTATACCAATACTTTGAAGCCACGCCGGAACGTCGAAAGACGGGCACGCCTTTGCCCCGTTCAGCTGTCTGTGGCCAATTATCTTTATGTTAGGGTGCTTTGCGTGGAAGTCGAGGACATAGCGTTCCAGCGCGTCTTTCTGCGCCTGTGTGCGGGTGTCTTCGGGTGTCTTTCCGTCAGCTGCGCAGCCACCAGCATAGACGATATGCCTGCTTACGCTGTTATAGCCTGCTGCGCCGTTGGTTACTTCCCAGTCGTCCACCCATTCGTCCTCGTTGTTCCTTACGAGCCGTTCAATGCGCCCGTCAAGGTGTACAAGGTCGGTATATCCTACCTGCTTCCAGCCTCTGCCGTCAGGCGGGGGCGAAGTATGCCACCGCCTAATATCAGCGGCGGACACCTCACGACCTGCCCGTGTGGCAGTGCAGTGTATCACTAAGTATTTAAGCTGCTTTCCCATTAGGCAGTAGCACTGACGATAGCAGCACGGGTGCAATTCGCTTTAAGCGGCAAGGCAATGCCGTATTTGCGGAAGTTCACGAGGTTGCGATGATACAAAGGGTCGTTCTTTGCTTCGCTATGGTAGAACTTCACAGAGCCGTTGGCTTTCATCATACTGCCGACGTGGAACGCCACGGAAGCCTGCTGCTCTGTATCTGCTGGAGTTTTGCCGAATGCAAGTTTTTTAAGCGTGCTAACAGTGTAGAACGGACAGTTGTTGTATTCGTAAATATCGAAGCCGTACAGGCGTGTGATTTTGCCCTCGGTGTCGTTGATGTTGTAGTGCTCCGCATAGTTCTTGCTGGTTTCGAGCAGGTCATTGCTATGGTCTGGACACAATACGAGCACACGACCCTCCTGCGGCATACCCATTAAGTCGCACTGGCGTTTCAGTTCAATAAGGTCGGCTACAACCATTTTCTTACGGTCGCCGACAGCTTCGCCCGTGGTAACGAAAACAGGGGTTTTCTTTGCCACGTTCGAGTCGGGCGCATAGGCGTGCAATGCCTTTTGGTACGTCGCCTCTTTAAGCGATTCGCGGTGGCGTTCCTGAACGCTCCCCATTTTGTCGTAACTAAGGGCGTGCAGTTCGTCGTCTGTTACTGGCGTTGCCTCTGTGTCGAACTTGTCGAGGCTGACAGGCTTGTCTGCGTCTTCCAGTGTCTGAATGTTCAGCGGGTAGGTGGTGTTATTGATTAACACTTTCGGGTCGCCGCCCAGCTCTGCAAAGTGTATAACGTCATTTTCCACATACTGGTCATACGAGCGCACACGGTCAAACCAGCTTACGGCCGACGGGGGTGTACGGAATGCCTTAATCATTTCGCCCGTCCACACCTCTACCAACACGCCAGAGCGCAAGGCCGACTTTGGGAAAGATGCACCCACGATAAGCGCAACGGCATTCGCCACGATTGCACCGACAAGCGCAGAACTGCCGAAAGCTAAGACACTGACGGCTGCACCTACGACGCTGTTAAAACACAAAGCGCAGAGCAGTCGAAGCAAAGCACTTTTCTTTGTCATTTTCTTGTTTTCCATTATCCTTAAAAAGTTTGTTAGTTATTCTTTGATTACAGGGCACTCAATGCCATACTCCTGCTTATACAGGCGCGCATACTCTTTGGGGTTGTCCTTGCGCAGTTCGAGCAGCTTGTCTTCTGGCACGTCCGACAGCTTCGCATACTCCTGCTTGCCTGTTGGCTGTTGCTTGCCTGCGTTGTCGTTCGACAGGTCCAGCACGTCGGTAGGCTTGCGGGCGGGCTGCATAAGGTTCAATGTTTCCGTAAGGCTCTGGAAGCCTGCCGCCTTGCCCAGATTGATGAAGTGGTCGCGCTTGTCGGCCGTGATACGTCGGTCGGCAATGGCTGCGTCCACGGCTGCCGTCACATTGGCAAGCTGCAAGGTTTCTACCTGTTTCGCCTTTTTGTTCAGGTTTACGATTGCGTCGTGTACCTGTTCCTCGGTTGCCGTTTCGGGAAGTCCGAGAATAAGCAATGTTTCTTTTTTCATTTTTGTTTGTTGAATTATGTTTGAATTTACCGAATTGTCGGTGTTTGATAGCTCCAGCAGGGGCAGCAAGGGCGACGCTTCGCCTGCTGACAGTTCCAGAAGTTTGCCACTGTTCATTAGCTTCAATGCGTCGTCATTGCTGCCGATGTCCACAATGCTGACCTCTAAGAGCTTGCCACGCGTAACGGTGGCACGGCTTTGCCCTTGTATAAGGTGCTGTGGGTCGGTACTGGTTTCCAGTATTTCGACAGACGCGCTGCACATATTCAAAAACCCTTTTTCCCACTTGTTCGCGATTTTCTTTGCAAAGTCGTCTTCAAGGTCGAATACTGGAGTACCAATCAAGCGGTCGCCGTCAATGCGCAGGTTTTCCATGCGACCGATAGGCGCGCTGTTATCGCCGTAACGCCTGTGCATCCATAGAAGCACAGGGTTTTTCTGATATTGTGTCGTGTCCAGCCCGTCGGTCAGCACACGGCTGCCGTAGCTGTTCAGTCCACTGGTATTTATCACTACTTCTTTTGCCATTGTTCTTTGTTGTTTTTTTGTTTGTTTGAAAAGTGGCGGGCTTCACAGCAGGCCACTTGTAAACAATCTATTAACCTAAAAACTAATACTATGAAAAAACATTTGTGTTGCGGCGGCAGGACTCGAACCTGCGACTTCGGGGGAATGAACCCCGCGAGCTGCCAGCTGCTCTACGCCGCGATGTTTCCGACGCAAAATTGCAGTATTTCTTTGCTCCCTGCAAAAACAGTGTAAAAACCTTACACTCTTTTTTCACGGACGGCCGTTTTTGTCCACCTTTGCAGTGTTTTAACATCATAATAACCATATAACAGCAAACTTATGAATGATTAGCAAGAAAGAACTCGAAGACCGACGAGAGTACGCACGCCTGCTGTATATGCAAGGCGACCAGCAGAAGTTAATAGCAGAAAAAGTGGGCGTGTCGCCCCAGACGGTAACAAAATGGGTCAATGCAGGCGGCTGGCAGGAACAGCGCGCAGCAAAGAACATTACACGCCCTGAACTGGTAAACAAGCTCCTGCGAACAATAGACAAGATGATCGACAGCGTAGACGTGTCAGAAAACCCAGACGTGGCAAACGGATTGGGCGACAAGCTGGCGAAGATTGCCGCCACCATTGAGAAACTGGATAAAAAAGCAAGCGTGGTAGACGCTATCGAGGTGTTTATGGCATTTGGTAAATGGCTTCAATTTCAGGCGCAGTTCGACGAAAGCATTACGCCAGAACTGATGAAAAAGATAATGAAGTACCAAGACCAGTACATCAACTATTTAATGCAAAACAAGCTAATGTAAAAAGCTATGCCAAATTACGACAAACTTACGCTGAAAGAAGCCGTCCTGCAATGGAAGGCGCACTGCGAGGCTGTCGAGGAAGCAACAACGACAAACGCGCACGAAACAGAGAAGCAGAAAAAAGAACGTATCAAACACCTGCTATCTGATTACGGCGCGTTTGTCGATTATTATTTCCCACACTACACCAGCAACCCGCAGACAGGAAAGCAGACACCCTGCGCGCCATTCCAGATTAAGGCGGCAAAGCAGATTAAAGCCGACAAGAACCTGAAAGCCGTATATAAGTGGCACAGAGGCGCGGCAAAGTCCACCCACATAGATATTTTTATACCTATGTGGCTGAAAGCGCAGATATATGGCGGTGCAGAGCTTCGCCAGTTTTGGGTTATGGTGCTGGTCGGAAAGAGCGAAGACAACGCGAAAACACTGCTTGCCGACTTGCAGGCGGAGTTACAGTATAACAAACGCTACATAAATGACTTTGGACAGCAGCACAATAATGGAACGTGGGAAGACGGCTCGTTCGTTACTAAGGACGGCACGGCATTCTTTGCCCGCGGCCGTGGACAGTCGCCCCGTGGTCTGCGCTATCGAAGCCACCGACCCGACTACATTGTCATAGACGACCTCGACGACGACGAACTCTGCCAAAGCCCTGCCCGCGTTACCAAACTGACCGATTGGGTAAAGGAGGCACTATTCGGCGCGCTGGACGGCGGACGTGGCCGTTTTATCATGGTGGGTAACTTGATAGCGAAAAACAGCGTGCTGGCCAACGTGTGTGCCATCAAAAGCGTCAAGGTGTCACAGGTCAATATACTGGACGCAAAAGGTAATGTGTCGTGGGCTGCGAAGTGGACACGGCAGGAAGTGCAGGCGATTGAGGACTTCACGGGCTACCGTTCGTTTCAGCGCGAATATATGAATAACCCTATCGTTGACGGGGCTGTGTTCCGCGCCGACTGGATAAGGTGGGCTAAACGCCCAGCGTGGCGCGACTTTACCGAAATAGTGCTGTACATAGACCCGTCGTGGAAGTCAAGCCAAAAGAACGACTACAAGGCGGCGAAGCTGTGGGGCAAGACAAAGAAAACACAGCTGTGGCACTTGCGGGCATTCGTCAGACAAGCCACGGTGGCGGAAATGGTGCGCTGGTGCTATGACCTGTACGAATGGGCAGAAAAGACGGGCATAGCGATAAAATACTATATGGAGGCCAACTTCATGCAGGACGCTTTGCTGGACGACTTCACTACCGAGGGCGTGCTGCGTGGCTATCAGCTGCCTATCGTGGGGGATAAGCGCAAGAAGCCCGACAAGTTCCTGCGCATTGAAAGCATTGCGCCCCTGTGGGAACGTGGTTTTGTCTTCTACGACGACAGCCAGAAAGACGACCCCGATATGCTGGCGGGCATAGACCAAACGCTCGCATTCCAAAAGGGAATGAGAGGACACGACGACGCACCCGACGCAGACGAAAGCGCAATATCAATTTTGCAGAAGCATTCAAAGATAACAAGTTTCACACCGTCGTTCGGCAAGCGGACGACCGCAAAAAACGTAACATGGTAAAGATTAAGAAGTTTATTCAAGTATGCCTGTTTGAATGGCGTAAAAAGCGTGCCATTCGCAAGGCGCAGCGCAGTGCCGATTTGCACCGTCGCAAGTTTTTGGTGTTGGTATGGGGCGGCAAGCCCGTGGTTATATCTATGCAGGGAGTGCGCAAGCTGGTACGTCAGCACCGCTTCGCAAAAGGCTTTACAGCCGAAAAGGCGCGCAAACTGGCTATTTTCGAGGCGTGCCCAAAAGCACGGTAAGCAATGTTTTTGGATATAGAAGATTACAAGGCTGTATGCGATATGTACGAGATAGACGCGCTGCAAGCTGACGCAGATATGCGGGAACGTGCAGAACGTGCAGCCATTGAGGAAATAAGCAGCTACACACGCCACCGCTACGATATGAGCCGTGCGTTCCGAGCAAAGGGCGAAGACCGCAACCCTATGCTGGTGCAGTGCTGCGTAAATATATGCCTGTGGCTAATGGTACACCGCCTGCCCGACAACATGGGGCACGAACGGCGCGAATGCCTGTACAACGACAGCATTAAGTGGCTGAAAGACATACAGGCAAGCAAGGCAAGCCCAGACCTGCCGACCTACGTTTCCGAAGACGGAAAGGAAACAGACACGAACAACCCCGTCAGATATGGAAGCCAGCCACCTACACGCCCGACGTGGTAAACGATTAAACAGTATTAAACACCCGATTAAACAGCATTCAAATGGATATTTTACAGAGAATAAAAAGTGCGTACAGCACACTGTCTGGCAACAGGGTATATACGCAGACAGATATGCAGCGCGTCGTCAGCCTGATGCGAAGCGAGAAAGGGCGCAGGCTGACCGCAGAGCTGATGCGACAGACCGACACGCTTACAAAAAAGGACGTGGGTATGTGGCGCACGGCGTGGCAGCTGGCCATTAACGTGGACAACCCACAGCGCACACGCCTTTACGACATTTACACCGACAACTTAATCGACCTGCATTTGCAGGGCGCAATTAACCAGCGCAAGGGTATGACAAAGCGTTGCGAGTTCAGACTGGTAAAGGCCGACGGAAAGGAAGACGAAAAGGCTACCGACATACTGCGGCAGGAATGGTTCAGCGACTATTGCGACTATGTGTTAGATGCACGATTTTGGGGGCATAGCCTTATACAGTTCGGCGATACCATTAAGACTGCCGAGGGCTTGAAGTTCAGCGGCGTGGAACTTGTACCGCGTAAGCACGTCTGCCCTGAGCACGGCGTACTGCTGCGCACCGTGGGCGACGACTGGCGCAATGGCATAGACTACCGAGAGGGCGAGTTTTCCCAGTGGGTAATTGAGGCGGGCAAGAAAGACGACCTCGGCCTGCTGCTGTCGTGCAGCCCGCAGTGTATCAGCAAGCGCAATATGTTAGGCTTTTGGGATATGTTCGGCGAGATTTTCGGCGCGCCTATGCGTATAGCCAAAGCCACCACCACCGACGACGGCGAACGCCGAAAGATTGAAGACGCACTCGAAAATATGGGCAATGCCTTTTGGGGGTTGTTCCCTGACGGCACCGAAATTGAGATTAAGGAAAGCAGCAGGGGCGATGCTTACAACGTCTTCGACAAGCGCATAGACCGCTGTAACTCCGAAATGTCCAAGGGCATTCTTAACCAGACTATGACCATAGACAGCGGCAGCAGCCTTTCACAGTCTGAAACACACCTCGAAGTATTCGAGAACGTGGTCGAGGACGACAAGACTATGCTTGCCTACAACATTAACGGCAAGCTGCTGCCATTTATGCAAACGCACGGCTTCAAGGTGGACGGCCTGCGCTTCGAGTGGAACGACGCAGCTACGTTTTCGCCCAGCGAGCAGCGCGAAATGGAACGCGTGCTGCTGGAATACTACGAGATAGACCCGCAGTATTTCGTGGACAAATACAATGTCAATATAACGGGCGTGCGCAAGGCGAAGACGCAGCCAGACGCACTCGACGCTTTTTTCCAGTAAGCCCCGCGCAAACAGCAGAACTGCGCAACGCCTACGGGGCTTTTAACTCTGCGCTGCTGTCGCTGTACTCCGAGCCGCTGAACCTTGCGGCAGATGAAGACCGACAGCCTGAATATGACAGCGCCATATTTGCCACCGCTGCCGATATGGTCTACGAGGCGGGCGGCTTCGATGCCAGTCAGCTGAAAGACCCGCGCGCCCGTGCCGTGGTCGATGAAACGATGCGCACGCTGTCCACAGCTATAAACGAGGCAGTGCCGCACGACGTGCCGCAGACGCTACGCATTGCGCTGGAAGAAAACGCATTTATCTTTTCGGGCTTTAAGACGTTCCACAGTCTGCGGGAGGTCGGTCTGTCTATGCTGGACAAGAATGGCGACGTTAAGCCGTTAGAAGCGTTCCAGAAAGACGTACAGGCCATTAACGCGAAGTATAACACCAACTACCTGCGTGCAGAATACCAGCACGCCCTCGGCAGTTCGCTTATGGCCGTGAAATGGCAGCAGCTGGCACAGAACACTGACCGCTATTTTTTGCAGTACCGAACGGCAGAGGACGAAAAGGTAAGGGAAAGCCACGCGCTGCTGAATGGCATTACCCTGCCAGCCGACGACCCGTTTTGGGATAAATACTACCCGCCTAACGGTTGGGGCTGCCGATGTCAGGCTGTACAGGTGCGACGCTCAAAATACCCGCGGAGCGACGCAGCGCAGGCAATGAAGCAGGGCGACGCGGCCACCGAGGAAGCAAAGCAGAAAATGTTTCGCTTCAACACGGGTAAGACGATGCGCCTGTTCTCAAAGCAGCACCCGTATTTCAAAGCACCGCAAAAGGCAAAAGAAGCAGTCGAGGAATTGACAAAGGAACAAAGGCTCGAACAGCTACGCAAGCAGCTGCCCGACAACTTGACAGATGCCGAGAAAGACGCAAAGGCTGCCAATAACTACGAGATTGAACAGGCTTTGAAAATAAAATGCGGTAAACCTATGACAGTGGAAGAAGCAGACAAGCAAAGTGCCAACCCAAAACATGTGCTTAAATTCCTGCCAGACGAAAAGGGTACATATATAGATAAAGCAGGTAACAGGTTCAAATTAAACCCTGACTACAACAGGAAACGCGACGAGCCGTTCTCTATCAACTGCCAAACCTGTGCGCCTGCCTATGCACTGCGTCTAATGGGCTTTGACGTTACGGCAAAGGGTAATACGTCGGGGTCATTGTCCGAATACCTTTCAAAGCAGCGTTCTTTTGAAGCGTGGACAAATACAGACGGGTCGCCTGCCGTACCTACATTATACTGCGACTGGCTGAATAAAAAAGGCTATAAGCAGATGACTGAAAAAAGGTACAGGGAGTTTTTCGACGAATGCTGTAAGGACGAGGGTGTGTATGTCCTTACGATAGGCTGGAAAGGCGGGGGCGGGCACGCCACTGTTTTACAGCGTTTCAACGATGGCACACTTGCTTACATTGAACCGCAGGAATATGACGAGGACAAAGGGGCAAAAAGGAATATAGCTGGAGTTTGCCAAAAAGGAGAAACAAGACCATATTACAAGCGTGGTGTCTTACGCGTAGACAACAAACTGTTTAATATGAAATTTGCTTCAATCTTTAATAAATAGGGCGAATAGTTCAAAGGCTTCCTCGTGTGTGGTTATAACGACACTACCGTTTTTGTAGCCGTAAACTTCGGGAAAGCCGATTTCCATAGGTTCTGGATAAAGGAAGTGGTAATAATCCACACCAGCCCTATTACCCAAATAGGTAATATGATTGCCGTATCGCTCTACTTCGTAGGCAAAGGCTTCTGTTATGGCTGTGGGTATCTTCTTCATATTTGCAAATATACATCGATTTTACAACAAATCAAACATTTAACACAAAAAAAGTTCATAAATGGCTGATATTTTAGATGCTGCCCGACTTGAAAGACAGATTTTAGAGGATATGCGCGTTGAGCTGACAGATGAATTTGATAAGAACTTTCAGCGAAAAGCGTTTTTTACCGACAAGTGGAAAGCCCGAAAAGACAAGAACGCGCGGGGCTCTCTGCTGGTCGTGTCTGGTGCGATGCGCCGAAGCATACGCAGCGACGTGAAAGACCACGGGGTCAGCTTCACGTCGTCGCTGCCATACACCACCATACACAACGAGGGCGGAAAGGGCAGTAAGCCTGTACGACAGCACTACCGTACCGGCAAGAACGGGAAACGCTACGAGGTCAAGGCGCACAACCGTAAATTCAATATGCCCAAACGCCAGTTTATCGGCGACGGCAAGAAAACGCAGGCTATCATTAAAGACGTGATAGAAGACAACCTGCAAGCGTTCAACCTTTCACTCACTAAATTTTTGAAGCAATGAGAAAGCAAATTTATCTGAAAGTGTGCCAGCAGCTTGAACAAGTGCCAGAACTTCGCCTTGTAGGCTTCTGGAACGAACAGCTGGCTATGGTTCAGCAGACGCGCCCATTCGTCCTGCCTGCCGTGTTTATCGAGTTTGAACCCTACGAGATACGCCAGCTGTCTATGCACGCACAGGAGGCAGACATTACACTGCGCCTGCATATCCTTACAAGGGCTATGGATTTCGTAGACAACCGCGACAAGCGTATGGAGATTGCCCTGCAACACTTCGACCTGATAGACAACGTAAACAAGGCTATGGCGACGCTGCGAGGCGACGGCTTCTCCACGTTTTTGCACACCCAGTCCGCCACCAACCACAACCACGCCGAAATAATCGAAAGCATAGAGTGCTGGCAGTGCCGTGCCACCGATGCCACGGCGATGCGGCAGGCGCAAAAGGCTGTGGGTGCAGGGCTGCATATCGCAGAAAAACAATAAAAACAAAAACCCTGTGCAGGTCATTTCACTGCACGGGGCTTTTCATTGGTTATCGAAGTAGTCGAACAAGGTTAGCTGCAACGCGTCTACTTTCGGCGGTGTGGTCGGTATGTTCAGGTAATTAAGATAAGTCCTGTAACACATAGGATAAATCGGGTTAATGAACCTTTTCCATATCGCCTTATAACACCGCCTGTTATTGCCAGCTTCGTAGTACCTTTCTGTTATGGAGCGCAGCATTTTCGTGCGCTCTATCGTACTTTTATGGTGTTTCATAGCCTGTTTGTCCGCTTATTTAGTACCTTTGTAAACGGCTAAGTTTACGTGTGGTTTGCGGTTCCGCAGGCTGCACGCTTTTTTTGGGGTTAGTCGTCAGCTTCCGTTACCGACAGTGGCACGATGTGCCAGCCTTTGTCGTCCTTGAACTCTGCACGAATGAAAGTCTTTGTCGTCGAGGGCTGGTAGCTTTCTTCAATGATGCGCACACCCTCTATAAAGGTGTCGTCCTGCGTTTCCTCCGCCATTTTGCGAAGTTGCAGCACACGGCTGGCTTTCAGCGTGCCCTTCTGGTCGCGGCTCAACAAGCGCAGCACGGTATTAACCAGCATTTTGCTTTTGTCGTCAGTGGCAAGGCTTTCGATGTACTGCTTTACCATTGTGATGCCGTCCTCCACCGTATCGCGCCAGTCGTCTACGGCATTCACGCCCAGCGTCAGGCGCATACTGCCGTCGCTGTGGGTAAAGGTGTGTGTGCGCTGTGTGTCGGTCGTAAGCTGCATTACTTCCGATTTCATGCGCAGCACCTCTTTGAAGTTCTCAAACACTTTTGCCTTTACCGCCTTAATCTGGTCGGAAAGGGCGCGAAGTTCGGGCAATGCCGTGGCGATTTCGTCGTCCACCAGTTCTGCATACACTTCGCGGTTTGCTTTTCTCTGCCGTGAGATGCGTTCCTTTTCCTGCTGCTTCTGGAAAGCGGCAAACGCTTCGGCTTCCGCTGTGGTCATTTCTACCACCTTTTTTTCATTATCCATTTTATTACTTGTTTAATGGTGTTCAAACACCTGTTAATCGTCTTTTTCCAGTTCGTCCATACCGTGATTGCGCCAGCCCAGCTCCGCGCTTTCGGCCTCACTCTCCGCCCATTCTGAAAGCTCTTTCATAAAGTAATAGTAGGCGGTATTGTTCAGGTGCGCAAATTCTTCTTTGATGCGACCACCCAGTCGGTCTATTGCTTTACTCATACTGCGATATTTTATAAAAAACATAGTTTCTGCGGGCAGCGGTTAAGGCCATTAAGATGTCCGCCTTTGTGTCGGCTTCCGTCAGCATTGGCACACCGTTCAGGCAGATGTAGACCTCGCCGTCAAATTCGCGTACCTGTACGGCGCGGCGGCTTTCTCTGACAGCCTGCCTGCGTACTCTGTTATGCTGTCTTTCTTTCCAGTTCGCGCGATATTTGCACCACTTGCGGCAGATTGCCTGCCAAAAATCTTGTAACTTTTTCATTTCCTTTATATTTATTGTTTGTTGTTCTTATGCTTGTGCCACGTTGTCGCCGCCTGCATACCTTGCCAGCGTTTCGCTTAACATTGCCTGCTTTACGGCTTCCGCCTGTCGTGCGTCGGTCTGCTTGTTGTTAAACAGCCCGATAAGGTTGCGCAGGCGTTCGCGGGGTATCTTGTTAAAGTCGCTGTAACCCGTACACCTGCACGCTATGCCTTTTATAACGCTGGCGTTCGATGTCCTGCCAGTGGAACGCAGCCAGCTGCCTATCGCCGCCATTACACGCTTGCGTAGCTTGTCGGTGTCGTCGCCTTGCTTCTTGTTCAGCTGTGCCGACAGCTTGCCGCAGATGTCTATAAGGTCGTGCGTGTCGATGTCGCGGCTGCTTTCCACGCCGTAGCTGGCGGCGATGGTCTTCCTTTCGTCGTCCGAAATGCCCAGCAGGGTGCAAAGGGTGTGGTACTTCTTCACAAGCCCCCTGTGTATTTCGTCCATTGTCTTGTTTTCCTTTGTCATAGCTCTATTTATTTCGTTAGGTTTGTCCAGTATTCGCGTGCGCCCTGCTCCCAGATGATGAAGTCCGCGCCGCCCTCCTGTTTTTCGGGTACTTCGTAGCGGGTCGTTACAAATGCCTTGTACCCCTCAACTCTTATTTTGATGTCCGCGTCGTACCTGATGTTTTGCGCCGTGCTGCCTTTCGGTTCGCCCTTGCGTTCCTGACTGATGTAAACAAACAGCTTGTCGGGGAACTGACCCCGCAGCCGCAAATGGTCTTCTATCGTGTAGCGTCGCCAGTATTGCACGCTGTCTATTACGATGATGTCGGGGCTTTGCTTGCGTTTCAAGCGCGCTGCCACCTCCTTTGCGCCCTCCTTGTCCAGCAGTATGATGCGAGTGCCAGCTTCGACCATTCCGACGCGCTTCCACGCCTTTTGCAGCGATAGTGATAAGCCTTGCTCGATGCTGTCGTAGGCCACGCGCCCGAACTTCGTAAGGTACTTGCACAATTCAAGTACGAAAGTCGTTTTACCGCTACCGCTACCGCCGTAGACAAGCCACGTGCCGCGAAGTTCGGGGCGGCCGAAGCTGTGCAGCCACCTGCCCTCGAATTCGGCGACCTCAAACTTCGCCTGCAATACGTTTTTATTACTTATCGCCCGTGCCATAGTTACAATCGTTTTATATCCACCTTAACGCGGCTGTTCAGATGCTGAACGCACCAGCTTAAAAAGTACAGCCCATCGGGGTTTTCGTTAGGGGTTATGTCGGCCACCACACACAGCAGCCCTTTTGTCTTTGCACGGCGCACCGTCAGCGTGCAGGGTGCGTCGCGGTGCAGCCATTCGTTCATAATGAAGCGGCAGTCCGCCGCTTTCATTCCCAGTGTGATGCGCTGCGCCACGTCGTAACTTACGCCGTTCATGCCCTGCCTCCTTTCGTCAGCTTCCAGACGGCACGCTTCACACGGCGCAGGTCGTTTTCACTGTCCCTTATCACGGCGGCGATGTCTGCCTTGTCATTCACACCGTTTGCCACGCACACGGCGGCGATGTCTTCGTCGTTCACTACTTCCAGCTGTACGAACTTCCTGCCTATGCGGCTGTATATTTCCTGATAGCCTTTGCGGTTGAAGCGCACGCCCCGTTCTATTCGCTTTTTCAGGAAGTCGGTAGCGCAGAGCGCAAGCCCGCAGTGTCCCTCTAATTGGTTATACAGCGATATAAAGAAGTACAGCACTTGGTCGCCCAGCTTGTCGGCTTCGTCCAGAATGATAAGCGGTGTTTCAACGCTTTGCAGTTCCTCTACGATTGTGTCCATTTGGTCGGACACGCTGCCTGCCATGTCCTTGCCCAGCGCACGCAGCAGCTTTTGTATGAATGTCTTTCTGTTCCAATACTCCGAGCAGCACAGATGATAGGTGCGGGGGTGGTCGGCGGTGTACCGCTTTATGGCTTCCGTCTTTCCGCAGCCTGCGAAGCCCGTTACAGCCATTGCGAGGCTTTCGGCTTTCGCGTTGTCCAGTATAAAGGTCATTTTCTCATAACCGCGGGTCGCCACCACCTGCCACGCCGCACCGTCGTGTCCTGTCTGTGCGGCGATGCTGCGCCACATATCGTCGCTAAGGGTTTCCCAGTCGTTGTTAAGCACCTTGCTAAGTGTGGCAGAGCTTATGCCCATACTCTTTGCGGCCTTGTTCTGGCTGCCTTTCTGTGCGCAGAAACTTTTAAGGCGTTCTGCTATCAATGCCTTTTCTTCTTGCTTCATAATTGCCGTTTATTTTAGAAAATTGAATAATCGTCTGTTTCCACCGTGGCTGCCTGTGCAGCTGGTCGGGTGGCTTCGCTGATGCCGAGGCGTTTTTGTTCGCGCGGTAACTTGTGCTGTCCTCTGCTGTCTACAAGGCAGAACCGTGTAAGCACGTTGCCCAGCTGTGGGTTGTCCTGTATCAGTTGCTCCACGCGCTTGCTGCTGTCTGCCAGCTGGTCGGTAACATACTGCTCCAGTCGGTCGTTATAGTCGAACACCTTTTGCAGCTGCTCTGCGTCGCCCTCTCTGCGGTCGGCAAGTGCCATAGGCTGCACATACTTTTCTTGAAGCATATAGCGCAGCGTGCCGCTTTCGTTCACTGCCAGCACTTCGCCCATGTCGTCGGGGTCGAACAGCACCGTCCACTTTTCGCCTGCGTGTTCCCTGAAACTGATGTCGAACGTATCATATTCGTGTTTTACGCCTAACAGGGTCGGGCGAAGACCACCGCCACATATCGCATTCGTGTTGCCAGTGGTGCTGCCGTAGTAGAGCAGGTAGTTTTCTTTCGACAGGGGCAGCGTGCGTTCAGCGGGCAGCTTCTCTATGTAGCCCATAAATTCTGCGTGCTTACGCTGGCGTTCCGTGGCTATCATTGCGCCTATTTGCTCTTTTACGCCCTCAAAGTCGGGGAAGCTGTGGCGTACCAAGTTCAGCGCTTCGCTGTTTGGCTGTTTCTTTGGGTCGGTAGTGATGCCGAACCCCGACCAGTTGTTGCACCGCTGGCAATACTCCCTGTTCAGGTAGTTAAAGTATGCCTCCACGGGCTTTGCCTTTGCGTTCTTTACGCGGGCAGGGGTCAGTTTGTCGCCCATTATCTTGTACAGCGGTGTCATTGCCTTGATGGCGTAGTGGTCGCATTGCAGCTGGTTGGAGCGAAGCATTTGCCCTGTCAGTTCCTTGCTGTGCTGTGCGGCATTACGCAGGGCGGCGGCTATCAGTTCGGGCGTTTCGTGCGTGCCTATGGCGTAGCCTATCGGGTAGTTGCAGCAGGGGTCGAGTACCACTTCCACGGCAAGCCTGTTGCTGTATGTCGTAATGTGTCTGCCCTGTGCGTCCGTCTTCACGGTCTGGTATAGCAGTTCCACGTCCCAGCCGTCCAAGCTCCACATAAGGAAAGCGGCCGACGGGCGGCTGCGCTTTACCTGCATAGCCCGTTCGTTGCGGAAGTTCGTAGCGCCGCGCCTGCCTGCCGCAGTTACGAGGTCGCGCTTCTTCAGCCATTCCCCAGCGGTGCGGGGGGTAATGGGTTTCCAGCCCATTTGCTTTGCCACCTTGTTGTAGTAGTCTGCCACTTTTACGCTGTCGAGGTTGTTCTTGTTGGCCATGATGTAAATCATTACGGCCTCCTTTTCCTCTGTGTCTATCTTGGCGGCGTGCTTCTGCTGCCACATTCCAGAGATAAAGCAGCTGTAACCCTCTTTCTGGTACTCTTTCCACTTTACCTGCAACCTGCGGGCGTTCTGTGGCAGGCTGTTGGGCCACCTGTCCCCGATGCGGGGCAGTGCCGCTGCCGCCTTGCTCCAAAATTCGCCCAGCTTTATCTTCGGCTTGCTCTGCCTTATGCGGTGCGAGTTCGCCCGCTCTATGCACAGACAAAAGGCGCGCATTACCGCCGCGTTGTTCGCATATTCCTGCTGCTTGTCTGTGGGCAGGTGGCGGCCGTCGTCCAGAACGTAGTCGCTGTAAAAGGCTATGGCCTTGCCGTCTTCCTCTATCGCTTCCACAAAGGGCTTGCTTTCCGCCTGTTCCTGTTCGTCGGGATAGCGTTTGTAAACCTCCGTGCGGTATTTCACGGGCAGGCTGTCCACGGCAAAAAGCGCAGGCGTACCGTTGCAGCCACGGCGCACGCATTCCACATTTTTGCGGCGTGCCATTGATTTTAGGCACTCAACCGACATAATGCCCATCGTCAGCTCCGTGTAGCTTATACATAGTCTATTGCCGTAATACTCCATATTTTTTATTATCTTTGTAACCGTGTTATAAATTTCATTTTTATGGATATAAAAGATTTGTGCGAATACGGCGAAACGTCGCTCGCCGTTAATGTTCCAAAGGCAAACAAACTGAAAAGCACTTTGGTTTGCCCAGTTCACAAACGTAAGGTACTATTCAAGCACGACTACACGCAGGCGGGAACGAATGCCTATATAACGCGCTACTGCTGCAAAGAACACGCGCAGAGAGTGGCGCAGGCGTTTACAGATGCCGAGCTGTTCGACAACGTATATGTCGAAACAGAAGAGCATACCGCGCCCCCATTCGTCCGTCCCTGTGGTGATTAGGAAGCCGCCGTCGGTCAGGTGGTTGCACATTGTTCGTCTGAATGTGTCCCTGTCTGCTTCGGTAAATGCGCCGCTGGTTTTATACGCTACGCCGATAAGGCGTTTATATAGTTTTTCAGTCCTTATATGAGAGTTCCCATATATCTTTCCATTCTTACTTTTCATATTTCCTACGCACGTGAATTTTTATTGTTATCTGTCTGCTCAAGTAGAGGGCAAACGTAACGCTCGCAAGTATTTAGAAGAGTTTCTGTCTGATATAACAGGCAGTCTACAAGTCGTGTGTCATACTTTCTGTGTGGCATGGGCTTATTCGTCTTTAGCACCTGAACCAAACTACCTACTGCCCTCATATCCCGACGGAGAGACGATGCTATTGCCTTTCTCCTTTCAGTATTCTTTTCTTGAACAGGCTTACCTGCGCATAGACTTGTTGCAATCGTTATTTCGCAATTTAGCTTATAAGCGAGGGATTGACGTTGTTTTTGAATACCACCTCGACGATTAAATTTTCTCTTTTCCATAGTTTGTTAGCTTAATTGGTTGGCAAACGTTTGTAACTCTGTCAGCTGCGTAATCGTGCAGCCCTCAATGGTGCGGCGCACTGTTCCGTTCTTGTCGAACACCTGCGCCGTGCCTGTCTTTGTGTCGGCCTCTATCATTGCGCCGTTGCCAAAATACTGACGCATACAGCCCTCGTGGTCGTGTATGGTTTCCTCCGCTGGCGAAAGGCAAAGCAGTATGCCGCCCTTTGCCATTGCCAGTTTTCTGATGCTACGGCTCATGTCCGTGTCGTTCCAGAATGTCAATGCACGCCAAAGTGCCATATTGCTGCACTTAAACGCAGCCTTGATTTCCTTGCGCGCCTGTCTGGTTACTTCAATTTGTCTTCTTACTGTTTCCATAATTCGCTGTTTTATTTGGTTTAACTTCCGCTTTCTGCGCAATTTTTAGTATATTTGTGCGCTGTGTTATACTAAACACGGTGCAAATATAGGGATAATTTTCAACCCGCACAAGAAATACGGTGATAAATTTCAACTCATGCAAAATATATTATCAAGAATACAGGCGTTTGTTGCACAAGAAAGTATAACTATCGGTGCGTTAGAAAGGAAGATAGGTGCAAGTAAAGGCGTTTTATCACGCGCTATAAAGAATGATACGGACATACAAGCAAAATGGCTTAGCATTATAGTTGAAAATTATCCCCTATTGTCAGGCACATGGCTTTTAACAGGCAAAGGAAGCATGTATAAAGAGGATAGTTTGATACCGACAAATAGCAGTGATGGTATTCCGTTGATACCGACGGAAGCAATGGCAGGCTTGTTTGCAGGCAGCCAAACAGTAATGCTGTCCGAATGCGAGCGATTTATTGTGCCATCTTTCCGTAATGCCGACTTTCTCATTACTGTGCGGGGCGACTCTATGCAGCCGCATTATTTTTCGGGCGATTTGGTGGCGTGCAAGATGTTGTCGCTTACTGATATTTTCTTTCAGTGGGGTAAGGTCTACGTTAT